AGTGCGTATGATTTATTAACACCTGATTCTTTGGGAAGAGTTGTAGATTCAAGCAATCCAACCGCACACGATTATCGCTCACTTACTATGAGCGCCAAGGGTGGGGTTGTTGATGAAAAGATTCTGAGGAGTCTAGAAGATAAAGGTTTACTTAGAAACATAGACACGCCTAAAACAAAGAAGAACGCAGTTCCTACAGTTAATAGCAAAGTTGATGATGGTGTATTAGGTCAGAAACCTATCGAGGGATGGCATGGAACTAAAGAAGAATACGTTGACTACGGATTTGGCAAGAACAATACAGACCCAGGTTGGCACTTTGGTTCAAAGAGAGAATCAGCAGTTGAACGACTAAAAGCCATTGATATAGAAGAGCAAATTAATCCTAACACAAAACAGCGTTGGAGAGAGTTGGCTGTAAACCCTGTGGACTCACCGAAAGGTCATAAGATTATTAAAAACGATTTAGACTTGGAAAACCCATTACGAGTTCATGAGATAGAAGACCCTGAGTATGGAACTTGGAGTGCTAAGGGTATTACTACCAATGTTCTACAGAGAGGCGAACTTCCTAAAGGATTTACTCAAGCAGATAAAATAGCATACAAAGATGGCACATTAAGTTCAAAGATAACAAAAGACGGTAAGCAAGTAGACATACAGTTAAAAGATGTAGATAACTTGGATTTGGTCGAAGAGACTGAGTGGATTGATAATTTCTTGGAAGACAGAGGATATGATAGCATAGTTTATGATAATGCTTATGAAGGGTATGGTGATGCTTACGGTGTTTACGATTTGGATAAAATCAAACAAACAGGTTCTGAGAGATACGCTAAGTTTGCCATCCCAACAGGCGGTGTTATAGGTGGTGAAGAAGAAACACAATCAGAAGAAGAACTACTACCACCACTAGCAACAAAGCCTGAGAAGCCTATGACTAGCGTGTTAAGCAACATCAAAACATCTAAGACTGTATTAAGTGTAACCAACAACAACCCTGGAAACATTAAAGCCACTAATATTAAGTGGGATGGCATGATAGGAAAGAACGGTGATTTTGTGGAGTTTGATAACCCTGAGAACGGAATCAGAGCATTAACTAGAGACTTAACTAACAAACGTAAGCGAGGCTTAGACACAATAACTAAGATTATCAATGCCTATGCTCCACCAACTGAAAACGATACAAAGTCATACATTAAAGACGTAGCAAAAGACATGGGATTGTCGGCTACTGACAAGTTATCAGATAAGAATATGTACAAGATGATTAAAGCAATGACTAAGCACGAGGGTGGCAAGGAAGCGCTAAAGCATTTCACTGATGCAATAATCAAAAAAGGCATGAAGTCTGCCTATAAAAATAAGTATCAAAAGTTCAAATAATAGGGATATAATAAATCATGGCTATAAATACGTTCGCAACGCTAAAGACCGCAGTAGCAGACTTCCTTAACAGGGATGACCTAACTTCGGCTATTGAGAACTTCATTGCATTAGCAGAAGCACAGATTAACAGAGATGTACGTCATTGGAAGATGGAGAAACGCTCTAGCGGTCAACAAGACGCAGGTGATGAATATTCACAAGTTCCTGCTGATTGGATGGAAACTATTAGATTCCACGTAACAGACAACGGAACATCTCCACTTGATTTAATCTCAAGAGCATCTATGGCAGACAAACGTGCCTCTAATGAAGACGCTTCAGGAACACCAACACATTACACACACGCTGACGGTCAATTTCAGTTCTACCCAACACCGTCTGCTACAGTTAATACAGAATTGCTTTACTATCCTAAGACGAAGGCTCTTGGGAGTAGTAACGCTGATAATTGGCTTTTACTAGAAGCACCTGATGTTTACCTCTATGGTACGTTACTACATTCAGCACCGTATCTAGGGGAAGACGAGAGAGTTGCAATATGGGCGCAGATGTATTCTGCTTCAGTTGCACGGTTAAACGAAACGTCTGAGAACGCTAGGTTTAGTGGCTCAGGATTAAAATTAAAAATAAGAGGCTTAGGTTAGTCTCAATAGGAGAAAACAATGTCATTTTCAAACTTTTTAGAAACAGAAATACTAGACCACGTATTTGCAGGTGCGGCTTACACTGCTCCATCAACTCATTACTTGGCTTTATACACAGCAGCACCAGGCGAGACAGGTGGTGGCACAGAAGTAACTACTTCAGGAACAGCATACGTTCGCAAAGCGGTAGCATTTACAACAACAGGTAATACTACATCAAACACAGCATCCGTTGAATTTCCAACAGCAACAGCATCGTTTGGTACAGTAACTCATGTAGGTGTATTTGACGCTGTATCATCAGGTAACTTAATGGCTTATGCTACATTATCTTCATCTAAAGCGATTGCAACAGGTGATGTGTTCCGTGTACCTACAGGCGACTTAGATATTACGTTAGACTAATAGCACATTAGGTATTGACCTATGGGTACTTTTAATTATGGTGCTAGTTATTATGGACTAAGAGCCTATGACCAAACAACAGGTGCGGTAAAAGACGCTTCTGCTACGGCAACATCTACGTCTAGTGTTCCTAGTGTAAATTGGGAAGTTCATATTGGTAGTGGTCAATTAACCATAACCTCTGCATCCTCAACTACTTGTTCGGGCGAGAGTTTCATACTTGAAGAGACAGATAAGTTCTCTTATGGTACAGGCTTATATGGTGTAAATGAGTATGACCAAGCAGATTTACAGACTATTGTATCTGCTACATCTTCAATAGCATCAGTAGCAGGTGTTAGAATACAAAATGGTTCAGCAGTATCAAGTGCTACTTCCACTTTAATTTGCTTAGGTGGTATGAGGTTTAGTGGCAATGTTAGCGTTGTAGCAACATCAACATTCGCTTCCAATGGTGTCAGATATAGAGAAGGTAGTGCAACAGTAACATCATCAGCAAGTATCTCGTCAAGTTCTACAGCAACCTTGATAGGAAATGTAAGCATAACTGCTACATCGACTGTAAGTGCTAACGCTGAGAAATTCTTTTTAGAGAGTTCTGATAAGTTCTCATACGGTACAGGTCTGTATGGTATGAACGAATATGATGAGGCTGATTTACAAACTATTGTGTCTGCCACTTCTTCAACGTCTGTAGCGTCAGGTATTAGAGTACAAAATGTCATAGCCTCAACACAAATAGTCCATATTACAGTTACTAATAGTCATGTTGATGGGTCACATAAATACTTCATAGATAGTGTTCAGCAACCGACTTTGGATTTAGTAGAAGGCACTACATATACATTTAGTTACAGTTCATCTCATCCTTTTTCATTCTCTACGACATCGGATGGTACACATAATAGTGGTTCGGAATATACAACAGGAACTACAAGAGATACAAGTGCAAATACACTAACATTTATATGTCCTGATAATGCCCCACAGTTATACTATTATTGTTCGGTACATTCAGGAATGGGTGGAACTGCAAACACAAATCCACAAACTGTTGTAACTGCTAGTGCAGAGAAGATTAATCTAGGCGTTGCCTCTATGACCTCTTCTTCTGCAAGTACAGTGGCAAGTGTCTTTGTAGCATCAGTGGGCGGTAGTCTGACTTCCACATCAAGCACTACGATAGTCTCATTTATAAGAGAACGTAATGCTTATGCTCTAGTTTCAGTAACATCAGGAACACTAACTATCGCAAGAGAGAAGTGGGAAGATATAGCACCAACAGCAACTACTTGGACGGATATAGCAGCATGAGTTTAATACCATTACAGTTACCACCAGGCATTCATAGAAACGGTACAGATTTTGAGTCATCTAATAGATGGCGTGATGCTAGTCTAGTTAGATTCCACGATGGTTCATTACGTCCTGTGGGCGGTTGGACTACTAGAAAGGCATCAGCATTTGCCTCAGCACCTAGAGCAATGTTATCTTGGGCTGATAATTCATCAGGAACAAACCTAGTAGCAGGAGCATACAACAAACTCTATTATGTTAATGCGTCAAGCGCGGTGTCCGACATTACACCGTCAGGCTTAACAGTAGGAACATTGAGTGCGTCACAGAATTTAGGTTACGGTGGTGGTTACTATAACGCAGGTAATTATGGCAGAGCGCCAACAGGTACAGGTGTGTATGACGAAGCAACTACATGGTCATTAGACACATGGGGTGAATACTTACTTGCTTGTTCATCTAAAGACGGAAAGATATACGAGTGGCAATTAAACACAGCAGTATTACCTACAGCATTAACTAACGCACCAACAAGTAACGTCTCAATGTTAGTAACTGAAGAAAGATTTGTATTTGCATTAGGTGCAAGTGGCAATCCAAGAAAGGTTCAGTGGTGTGATAGAGAAGACAACACAGCATGGACACCCGCAGCCACAAACGAGGCAGGTGACTTTGAGTTACAAACACAAGGTCAGATAATGTGTGGTATTCGTATGAGAGGTAGAACTCTTATTATTACTGACCAAGATGCTCATATAGCAACATACTCAGGACCACCTTTTGTTTACGGATTTGAGAGAGTTGGTACAGCGTGTGGTATTTCATCAAGAAAAGCATTAGTAGCAGTAGATGAAGGTGCTTTTTGGATGGGTAACAAAGCATTCTATACATTCGATGGTTCGATAGCAACAGAGATTAAATGCGATGTATTAGACT